GTTCAGCTTCAGGTTTAGATTATAGAACTGCAAACGACCAAGCACAAGGAACAGCGTATCAAAGAATATCAGAAGAAGTTGGAAATGCTGCTGATGAAGGCGTAAGTGGAATTTTACATCTATTCGATCCAAGTAATACGACTTTTGTAAAACACTTTATAGCGAGAACAAGTTTAAATTATGGTAGTCCAAGAGATACTCTCACTGCTGGATATATTAACACTACATCAGCCATTGATGAGATAAGTTTTGCATTTACTTCGGGAGATGTAGACTCAGGTACAATAGATTTGTACGGAGTAAATTAACAACAACAAATAGGAGAAACAAACATGCCAAGATATAAAATGGTCAACGGTGAAAGAATCCAACTAACTGCTGAAGAAGAAGCAGCTAGAGATGCTGAAGAAGCAGCTTGGGAAGCTGGTGCTTTAGGAAGAGCACAAGCTAACTTAAGAGCTAAAAGAAATAGGCTTTTAGCAGAGACAGACTTTTATGCTTTATCTGATGTTACTATGTCAGCTGACATGGAAACATACAGACAAGACTTAAGAGACCTGCCTGAAGGAAAAGACACTGTTGAAAAATGTAATAACGTTGTATGGCCAACTAAACCATAGTTAAATGGCTAAACGCAAATCCCTCATAGGCGTTAATAATTTTGTAAAACAAACTAAAAAAAGACGACCTGGGAGACATAATAAAAAATATAATAAACGAGTGCCCAAGAGATCAAAAAATAGAGGACAAGGAAAATAATAATGGCAACGACATTACCATCGGGTGTAGTACAACCCACACAATCAGAACAAACTAGTAGTAAAAAAGCTGTTAGTTTAATAGATAGTTTATTAAATACACCTACACTACCTCAAGGTACAAGTATAACACCATCGTTACAAAATGTTCAAACTAATGAACTTTTAGCAACACCTGGTGTAACTGGAACTATCGCTGCTGCAACTCCACAAGCTGTAGCACCAACTGCCGCTACTAGTGCTACTGGTACTGCACAACAAGTATCTGCTGTAACTCAACCAGGAGCATCTCAGTTTACTGCTGCAACTATTGGTACAGCACCTACTATGACTGCTGCACAAGGAACTGTAACAGCTCCTATGACTGCAGCTCAACAGTCTTTAGCTAGTTTAGATTCTAGAGCAACTGTTCAAGGACAGTTAGAAAATATATCTCAAGATATAGAAACATCACTACAGCAAGGATCACCTTTACCTGCATTTGCTAGAGGAGCTGCTGAAGCTGCAAAAGCTACAATGCAAGCTAGAGGATTAGGTGCTTCTACAATGTTAGCTGAAGCGTTAGCAGAAGGTATATTAAGATCATCTATACCTATAGCACAAGCTGATGCAAATACTTACAAACAAGTTATATTTCAAAACTTAGCTAATAACCAACAAGCTGCTGTTGTAAATGCACAAGCATATCTACAAATGGATATGGCTAATTTATCTAATAATCAGCAAGCTAACTTACAAAATTTACAAGCACAACAACAACAATTATTAACTGATAACGCTGCTAGAAATGCTGCATTACAATTTAATGCAACTAGTCAGAATCAAGTTAATCAGTTTTATAGTAATTTAAATACAAATATTCAAGAGCAAAATGCAAGAAGATCTGATGCATTAACACAATTTAATATAGCAGAACAAAATAAAGTTGCTGCTTTAAATGCTAAAAATGCTACAGCTATAGCAGATGCAAATGCTCAAAGACAAGCTGCAATAAATCAATTTAATGCAACATTAGAAAATCAAAGAGAAAGATTTAATGTAGAGAATCAAAGAGTTATAGATCAATCTAATGTAACTTGGAGAAGACAAACTAATACAGCTAATACAGCTGCTGTAAATGCTGCTAATCAAACTAATGCACAAAATTTACTAAATTTAAGTAACTTTGCATTATCATCTTTATGGCAACAATGGAGAGATGAAGCATCGTGGGTTAATCAATCATCACAAAATGAAATGAATAGAAACCATAACTTAGCTGTTGCAGCATTAGAAAGAACTACAGCTTTTGATTTGCAAAACTCTGCACAAACTTCTGCTTTATACGCTATGTTAGGACAGTTTGGAATGAATATATTTACTAAATTTATAAATCAACAGGAGTAATTAATGTCATATAATACAAAGAATTTATTTTCAAATGCAGCTAAAAATGTTGCAAGAAATTTTGCATACAATGAAGGTGATGTAGAAATAGATTTACCTAAGTCTAAAGAAAGTGTTCTTGATAGACTAAAAAAAGCAATAACAGATGCATCTGAAACTAAGGGTATGGATGCTTATCAGCAACAATTAAATTTATTAACTAGTGCAGTTAGAGGAGCACCTAAGTTTAGGAAAATTAGTATGGGACCAAGAGATCCAAAAATGGCAGGAAAATCAGGTTTTGGTGCAATACGAGAAGCTGACCCTAGAGGATATTTAAAAGAAAATACAAGTAGAATGAAGCAATATGCTTTAGAAAGAATATATATAGCGAGGAAATAATATGCAAGGAATAGGAGACGGAAATTTACCAGTAGAGTTTGATCCATTTAATACACCAATTCCTGGACAATCATTAACTGATGAACCAGGTAATTATCCATGGGAACATGCACCTAAAAATGTTGATCCAGAGGTTGTTTTAGAAACAACTTGGAGAGGGATGACAACTCCTGAAGCTGTTGAGGAAATGATATATTTATTAGATGCAGGAGTTCCTGCTGAAGCTATAGCTAGAACAATTGTATTTGCTGGATTTATGCAAGGTGAATTTAATCCTGATTTAGGTTTTACTTTAGCAGAGCCTATTATGGAAATGGTTACAGCTATAGGAATGAGAGCAGGGATAGAAGATTTAAGAATATCATTACATGACACAGAAAATAGACAATTTAAAAAAAATATGGTTAGATTAAAAGAAGCTAGAAAAAATTCTTTAAAAGAAATGGAAGAATTAAAATCACCTAAACAAATACAAAATGAAGAAAAATTACAGGGATTATTAGCTAAACCACAGGAGATAGAATAATGGCAGTACCATTTGTAGTACCTTTCGTAACTGGAGTATTAAGAGAAGATTTAAGACAAAAACAAGCGTATGATAAATTAGCTGGAGATGTTGTTGATAATGTTTCTGAATATATTTTAGGAACTGAAATACCTAATGAAACAAGATTAGTAAAAGCTCAAGAAGAATTAAAAAAAGGTATTGTTGCTGCACACGGTCAACCAGTGGCTGATGCTTTTGATGCTTTACAATTATTTGATGATGGAACAGATGTAGGTTTAACAAATGCTATAAAATTAAGATTTGGTGATAATTACGATATATCTAGATTAGCACTTGATATTAATAACACTTACGAAAATAATAGAGAAGGTTATGAAAAACTTGTGCAAACTTCATCTATAGCAAATAGAAAAGCTGCTTTAACAAATAGAAAAGCACATGTTGATAGAGTTCTAGGAGACACAAAAAATATTAAAGATTTATTAGTTGGTGATGAAAAACCAACAGGTATAGCTAAATTTGTTGGTGCTCCTTTAGGTGAACGTGATAAAGGACTTGCAACTAAAAGATTAATGGAGGGGCTAGAGGGTCCTGAAGTAACACCAACTACACCGACAGCTTCTGCATCTGATATATTAGGAATAGAAACAGCAGGAACTGGTATTACACTTCAAGAGGCATTATCTTTAAATAGAGAAGCAAGACAAGAGTTTAATACATTAAAATATGTAGATTCAAATACAGGGATGATTATGGGTAGTACACCATATGATAATTTAGTTCCAAAAGGAGCAAGTGCTACAGAACGAAAAGCAATTGTATTTGATGCTTTTAAAACAGATTTTATAAATGAGTTATTAAAAACTGCAAACAGACCTCAGTTAGAAAAACCTAAACCATTACCAGAAGGTACATCATCAGCTGATGTTGGACAAACAGGTGCAGGTAAAGTTAAACAAAGAGAAAAAATAGGTATGCCTAGTAAAGCCTTTGCACCACCTATAACAGATTATTTAGACACACCTGAAGATTTACCAAAATTTAATAGTAAGGCAGTAAGCATAGCAAACCAAGCATATAATAGAATATTAGAGTTTCAAAATACAGAGGCTAACTCAGATACTTATGATGCAAGTTCAGATATTGATGCAGTTAGAACTCTGGCTAGAGATTTAATTAGTAAATTAGGTGAAGATCCTGTAAAATACGGTTTCTAAAAATGACAAATCCATTTTTAAATATAGGGCCTAAAACAGACTCTGTTTTAGAAAAACCAAAAGTAAAAGAAAATAATCCATTCTTAGAGATAGGGCCATCAAATAGAACTTTTGATGTGTCACCTGAAGGTCCAGAATTTATTAGCGGTTTAAGTGGTGAATCAAATGATCCATTTGCTAATATAGGTCCACAAACTATTGATGGTAATACTAGTTGGTGGGATAATTTATCTTATGGTTTTAAAATGGGTTTTGGAGATACTTATAGAGGTGTCAGCCAAATGTTTGGTGCAGAAAAAGCACCTTTCTCAGCAAAAAGTTTAAGAGATCAGCAAGCAGAATTATATCAAAGAATGCAAGATCCTGAAAATGGATTTTGGGCAATGGCTGGATATTTTGGTGGAGCATTTTTAGATCCTGTTACTTTTATACTACCTGTATTAAAAGCTAAAAATTTATATCATGCTGCAAAAATAGGTGCAGCTAGTGGATTTTTTGTTGGTGGTCTTGGTTATGTTGATGATGAATTTGACTCAGACGTTATACCAAAATTTTTTACAAGCACAAGACCAGGACAGGCTATCTTAGGTGCTGCTGGTGGAGCTGCAATTTCTCCATTAGTTTTAAAAGGTTCTGAACTTTTAGGTAAAGCTAAACTTCCAGGAGGTGTGCTATCACCTGGAGATGCTAGTGTAAAAGCCATGAATGACTCTGCATTAAAAAGAGTTAAAGTATTAGGTAAAATGGGTGAAAAATTAGAAACACTAAAAGTTAGAGGCGATAAAGATTTTGAAATACAAAATTACAAAAAATTAATTGAAAATCTTAAACAAGATAGTGTAGATAAATCTACTTTATTAGGTCCAGTTAGACATTTTATGAATAATTATTTAGCTGCACCATATAGAGAAAAGGGATTAATTGGTGCACTAACTAAACCAATATCAAAAGAATTATATGATGCTATACCAGAATCGTTACAAGCTATAGGTGGTAACAAAGCATTACAATTTTTAAAAGGTGAGAGAACTTTTACGGGATCAGCAGGTGCTAGAGTAGGACCTGAAGTTGCTACAGGTGCAGTAGGTTCATTTATATCTACACAGTTTACTGAAGAGGATACTCCTGCACTGCAAAAATTTATGGTTGGGGTTGCTGGTTTTGCAGCTGGTTTTGGCGGTTTAGGTGCAACAAGATTTATACCATATAAAAGAATAATGCAGTCAGGTGGTAAAACTAATAATGTAAAAGTTACTAACTTTAGAGAAATGTTAGCTGTTGGTTTAATAGATAATTATGGTTTACCATTAGAAGTTAGAAAAATGAAAACAGCATCAGATGCTTTAGGTAATCATATCTCAGGTTTATCTTTAAAATTTGTAAGAAAATTAGAATTAGCATCTAGTGATGAACAAAAATTATTATTAAATTTAATTGAAGGCGATAATGTATACGGTCATGTCCCTAAAGTATATGATGAACTTGCAAAAGATGCTAGGCAAATAATAGTAAAACAAGGACAATATTTAGTTGATTCGGGATTAATGTCTCAAGAAGTATATCAAAAAAATATTAATACTTATATAAGAAGAGTTTATAAAACAGATCCTGCACAATTAGGAAAAATAGGTGATGAATTAAAATCAAGAGGTATACACTTAACTGTTACTAAAAAACAATATGAACAACAGTATAAAAATGATATACCATTTCAAATAGATGCACCTAATGATCCTAAATTAGTAGAACAATATAAAGATTTTAGATTAAATTTTCCAGAAAAAATAGGAACGCCAGAATATAATAAAGTTATAGATGAGCTTATAAATAAATCAAGAATTAAAAATCATATAGGTTGGGAAATATTTGATATTCATGCTGATGCTGGTAAAAATTTAACAAAGAATGAAAAACGAACTTTAAGTTTTAATGAAAGAGAAACTGATGAATTTAAAAAAGCATATGCTAAATTAGGTGATGATGAAGAAATAACAATTCGTTGGGAATTAACAAAACAAGAAAGAAAAGGCCTTGAACAAATAGAAAATTTAAGTTTAGGCATGGCTGAAACGGGTAGAATACTTGGTGGTCATATGGGCAGAGTCGCATTCTACAATAAATTAGCTGAATCAGCAAATAATCCTGATCCATTAAAAAGATTTGTTTTTAACAGTCCAAATGTTGAACAAATAAAAGAATTAAATTTAACTAGAATACCAGATTCAGTTATTCAAGGGACGAAAAAATATAAATTCGGTAATCTAGCAGGAAAATTTATAAATGCAGAAATTGCTGATAATTTAATTAGAAGTCAAAAGTATGCAACCCAAGATCCTAATAAATTTTTTGCAACACACAGAGGATTAACACAACTTTGGAAAGTTTCTAAAACAGCATTTAACCCTACAGTTCATGTTAATAATACTTTTAGTAATGTTATATTATATGACTTAGTCGATGGTGATAACATGATTGATAACTTAAGAGTTGCACATAGAGCATTAACATCAGAAGCTAGAAAAGAACAATCTGAGTTATTAGATATTGCTAGAAATCATGGAGTTTTAGAAGCAGGTTTAGTTGAAAATGAATTAAAAGAAATTTCTAAATTTTTAACTAGAAATCCATATGATAAAATTAAACAAAATGCAGATGAATTAACACAATCAACTGCACCAGCAAAAGTAATACTAGAAGATTTTATTAAAAGTGGGGGTGGTTTAAAAACTGCAGCTGATCTTGCAACTAAATTATATAGATATGAAGACCAAGTATTTAGATTAGCTTTATTAAGAGATAGATTAAGAAAAGGATATAGCGTTGAAGAAGCTGCTTATGATGCAAGAAGATCATTTATAGATTATGATATAAATGCACCAGTAATTAATTGGATGCGTAGAAGTGTAACTCCATTTTTAGCATATAGCTATAGAGTTTTACCATTACTAGCAGAAACAGCAATTTTAAGACCTTGGAAATATGCTAAATATGCTGCATTAGGATATGCATTAAATGAAGCAGGTGCATACTTTGGGGGTGGTGATGAAGAGGCTGAACGTGCTGTTATGCCAAAAAGGAAAGAGGGAAGTTTATTTGGTGTTCCATTTTTCCCAAATAGAAATATTAAATTACCAGCTAATATAGATGGTAACTCTGTTTATATTGATATAACAAGATGGGTTCCTGGTGGAGATGTTTTAGATATTGGGGCATTTTCAGGTGCAGAAAAATTACCAGGTTTTGTTGCCCCTTTACAACCTAGCTTTGGATATCTTGGAGATGTTGTACCAGCACTTTTTGGATATGATTTATTTTCAGAAAGAAAATTAGCTGGAACAGGTGGTGATATAGTGTTAGATTGGAAAATGAGAGGTAGCAAAATTATGCAAAATATTACTCCTAACTTTCCATTTTTTCCTGGATCATTCACTACAGAAAGAATCGCTAGAGCAAGACGTGATGTGCCATCAGCATATAGACCACCTGAATTAGAGATAGGTGCTCTGATGAGAGGTTTAGGTTTTAAAGTTGAGCAAGCTGATATTGCAAAACTAACAACAGCAAAAACTATAGAGTTAAGAAAAGAATTAAACGCACAGAAAGGTGCACTTAGAAATGAAGCAATTAAATTTAAAAATAAACAAATTACTGAAAAGGCTTACGAAAAAGAAGCAATAGAGAGATATACTGCTATTGAAAAAATATTATCTCGTTATGGCAAAAAATTTTCAAAAGCAGCTAGTGCACAGAAAAAAGATCCTAAAAAATTTATACCAGGATTATTAGCATTACCAGGTGAAATAACAATATTTGGAAAAAAACCTTTTGCAAAAGAAAATCCATTTTTAAATATAAAACCTGATGTTAATCAACAAACAGATACACTATTAAAAAATTAATATGGCTAAGCAACCCAAAACAACTAGTGAACACTTAATATCCATCTACGGATATATAACAGGATTGAAAAGAGAAGTTTCCTCAATAAAGAATAATCACCTCAAACACTTGCATCAAGACATAGAAGGATTACATACAAAGGTAGATAGAATTTTATATGCAATTCTAGGTGGTCTAGGTGCTACAATATTAACATTATTAGGACTATTTACATAATGGACAAAAGACAAAAAACAGATACAGTAGTTATTCATTGCACTCAAACTCCTGCTGATATGGATATAGGTGCAGATAAAATAACAGAATGGCATAAAGACAGAGGTTTTGATACAATTGGTTATCATTTTGTTATTCGTAGAGATGGTACAATAGAAACAGGAAGAGACATAAATATGGTAGGTGCTCACGCTGTTGCAGTTAATGGGACATCAATTGGTGTATCATTAGTTGGCGGAGGTACTAAAGATATGGGATGGGAAGATAATTTTAATAAAGAACAATTTAGTTCACTAGAAACATTATTATTAAAATTAAAAAAAGATTATAACATAGAAAAAATAATAGGACATTATCAAGTTGAAAGCACAAAAGAGTGCCCTTCATTTGATGTGCCTAAATGGTTGGAGGAACATGGCTTGGTTTAGTTTAGCAAAAATAGCTCTGCAAGCTGGGAGCAAAATTTATAGTAACAGACAAAAGACAAAGATGGCTATGTCTGATGCACAGCTTATGCACGCAGAAAAGATGGCTCGAGGTGAAGAGCAATACCAGGGCAAACTTTTAGAAGCAAGGCAATCGGACTGGAAAGACGAATTCGTATTGGTCATA